CATAACGATAAGTTTAGGGTTCATCATAGTTCCTCTACCAGTTTAGCCATGCTGGTTGCTAATCGCAACTGATCGGATAAATCTTTTTTTTCGTCTAGATTCCGTAATATGAGGCGATCAATAGGCATTCCAATTATATCGATGTAATGGCAAGTCTTGGTTTGTCCTGTTCTCCATGTACGTCTTTCGCTTTGTACGCGATGCCCGTAATTATAAGAATTGGAATAGTAGATTGTCCTGTTGGCTGTCTGCAAATTTAAGCTTTCTCCACCAGATGCTGTGGTGGCGAAGAAAATTCCAGATTCCGCTCGCTGGAAGGCAAGCTTATTTAATTCGGCTAATTTGTCTGGAATTCTACCCGATAATTCATATCCAATAAGTTCCATTTTTTCCATGACTTCTGCCAACATTTGCAGGTCCTCGTGAAACCGGCAAAAGATGATGGTTTTCTGATCTCGTGGGACTAATTCCTCTAAAACAAACTCGGCTCGGTCGGTGGAAAATCGATGAACGTTGCGCGGGTCTCCTTCCTCGTGTCCCGGAAGTAAATCAGTATAGATGAAGCCGTTAGAAATTTGAGCTAAAGCGGTGAATTTGGAGGCTGCGTTGGCACATGTCTTACGCACGAGTTGAATGTCTCCAGAAGCTAATGCAGTCTCAATTTCAACCATGAGCAATTGTTTGATTTCTGCATAGGCATCTTTGGCATTTTGAGGAACCTCAAAGATTTGTTTTTCTGAGATTTGTTCTGGCATGTCCATGATATCTGTGATTTTGATATAACGGCAGTGTTCTGCTATCCTTGAGGTTAGTTCAGTGACATTTTTGTAGTCCACAATTTCGCGGCCTTGATGTCCACCTTTCACACAGTACTGGTTTTCGAAACTTTGCTTGGTTGAGTGGCCGATGATGTTTGGATCCAAAATATAAAATTGCGCCAAAAGGTCCTCTAACCCATTTGGCTGAGGTTCCCCAGAAAATAGGTATTTATTGGTAATATTTGGGGAAACTTTTTCGACCATTTTTATGAGGTTATTTGTCCGTTCAGTATCCCAACCTTTGAAGTTTTGACTTTCATCCACGAATAGGGCACATCGTCCCGGATACTCTTTGGAGCCACTAACAAAATCAGAGATTTCTTTCGCTTGCCTCTTAGATTGGAAGGCTCCTGGCGTTGCAAACCCTAACATCAACGCATCGCCACGATATTTCATTTCTCGTTTTTTCGCGGTGGCTGGAAGTTCACCACTTATGTATCGGACTCCTGGAATCCAGTGAGGCAATTGCTCGTTCATGAACTGGGGGCGTCCACGTTTTGTCGTGATGATCAATGCTCTATCTATAGTATCGCGCGCGAAGAGTTCAGCGGCAATGTAGAGAATTGTTGAACTCTTAGCGGTGCCCATATCATCGAAGAAGGCATAATAGGGTCTGCTTAAAGCGATATCAATCGCCTCTTCTTGATGATTAAAAGGTTTTACATGACGATACTGCACCAATCGTTTATGCTTAGTGACGGGTGTAACAGTTGCTTCTAATCGCGCAACCGTGCCATCAGCATCAATTATAGGTAAATCGGGAAATGCTTTATTGTACATTTCAATAGAGTGTCGAGTAGCCTCAAATATTAATCCACCTTGATCAAGAAACTTATGGTAAGAGGGAAGAGACGCAGCAAAACGAAAAACCGCCGGAGAGGCGTAAGTGATTGTAACTTGGTTACGACGAGCAATAGGGTTATCCATTACACATACTCTTTTGGTGGGCGTGGAAGTTTTTCTTTGTGAGTTCGCCACCAATGTAAAACATGAGGATAGATATTAACGTGATCTTTAGCAGGAACATGAAATTGGACAGCTATTTCATTCTCTTTAAAGAAAAGGTTAGCTACATATTCCATTTCATACCAAGTGGGAGTTCTTTCCCTTGTCGAAATGCTAAGATGTTCCCAATCATGGAAAATTGACGCTATGACACATAGCTCTGTTCCTCCATAAGATAGCATGAAACATCCACACTTATCGTTTCCGATGCGATTACTGGCCTTCATTTGTTCCACGTATTCATTCTTTATGCGGAATTTGTCGAGTTCGTGAAGGTTTCTCATGTACTGAAATCTAGCATGTAATTGGCTCCTGCGCAAGTTATTTTGTACACCAACACTTGACAAAGGCAACTTCTTGTATAATGCTCTCAAGGAGTACAGGAGTAAAGGTATGAAAAAAGTACTTCTAGCCGCGGCTTTCGCCACGACCCTTACCGCCGCGCAACCAGCATCGGCGCATCCCGCCTTGCTGCTCATTCCTATTATGGCCCATACCGGCGCCGCTGCCTGGATGGCAGGTGCAGCTGGAGCTGGGGGTCTTCTTATTGGTTCTTGGCTTGGACATATGTGGTGGAATCAACCGCAGACTGTTGCGGTTGCAGCGCCGGCGCCTGTTGGCGTATGCCATTTGTCCCATCGATGGGTGAATGGCTACCGCGTTCCTGTTCAAGTTTGTGTCACGGAGGTTGCTCAACAGTAATCATGTCTTCGTATGATCCGCCCGCACGGTTCCCTTTGCCTAACTCTTCAGTAGTGCCGTTTCGGCCGCTATTGAGGGGTCGTGGACCGGTTGAAATTGACATTGAAGCGTTGCCTCTTGACCTTTTGCTGGCGATCATGCGTTCTAATGAACAGCCTATGGAGCGGCGGATTGATTGCGCAAAGGCTGCGCTTCCTTATTGCCATACCCGGCTATCACCGTCGAGTGGGCCTGATGATGGATCGGCGCCTCGGGTTGAGATTTCTGGGGGTCTTCCTCAGGAGGATACGGCATCATGAGCCTAGACTCCTTATATCTTGGACAAATAACCCTTCAAACTCCAGCTGGGCCTAAAGTCCAAGATATTTGGGTCATGAATAATCCTATAGAATCCTGGGAACGTCTTCGTTTGGCTTATTATCCTGAATATGATGGTCCTCCCCCAGATCAGCTTGACGATGTACTGGCGAGACTAGCGGGATACGAAGAAACAAAAGCGGCGCGAGGCATGTTGCCTCCATTAGAGGAGAAGAGTAGTGGCAACAAGAGCAGAACTACGAAAAGAAGTTGATGCCTTGGCTCATGAAGCAAAGGTTCATTGGGATGAGGCTACAAAGAAAGCCAAGGATCTTGAAAACAAGATTGAGGTCAAAACAGCCGAACTTTCACGCGCGCAATAACACAGGCGCCCCGTGAACAAGACGAGAACAAAAGTAGAAACAATGTGAACGGACCGTTCAAAATCGATTTACCGACCTTGCATGTGGGCCAAGTAGAGGCCTTCAAAATGAAAGGTCGCTTTCGTGCGGGACGTTGCGGACGACGCTGGGGTAAATCAGAACTGGCACAAGTCATCATATGTGATGGTGCAATACGCGGAAAGTCAATAGGGTATTTTGCTCCTTCATATAAACTCCAAACCGAAGTCTTTACCGAAGTCAATCGAATTTTACATCCATTAATCGAATCCTCTAATAAAACTGCTGGAGTCATTCGCCTTATTCCATTGATAGGTGGCGGACGCGCCGACTTTTGGAGCCTAGAGAACAAAGCCGCAGGGCGGTCGAGAAAGTACCATACGGTAATTATCGATGAAGCGGCGTTCGGGCCCGATTATCTTCTGGATACTTGGGAAAAGGCAATACGCCCCACATTACTTGACTATCGAGGCAATGCATGGGTCTTTTCGACACCAAACGGAGAAGATCCAGACAATTTCTTTTGGCGCGTTTGTAATGATCCAAAATATGAATTTCAAACCTTTCATGCACCAACATATCAAAATCCATATATTCCTGTCGATGAAATTGAGACGATGCGGAAGAGTCTTAATCCGCTAGTGTTTCGACAAGAGGTTTTGGCTGAATTTATTGATTGGCGCGGTGTTGCATTCTTCACTTTAGCCAATATGCTAGTTGATGATAAGCCTATTCCTGATCCAACAATTTGTGAATTGGTTTATGCTGTCATTGATACAGGAATGAAGTCAGGAAAAGAGTTTGACGGAACCGCAGTAACTTATTTTGGTTCATCAGTAATGATACCTGTTAATTATCCTTTGATTATTCTTGACTGGCATATTCTATCGATTGATGGAAATATGTTAGAAGTATGGTTACCAACAGTCTTTAAGAGATTGGAAGAATTAGCAGAACAATGTGGCGCAATGAATAAGAAGTGTGCCGTTTTTATTGAAGACAAGGGAAGTGGCACAGTTCTAATTCAACAAGCGCAATCACGAGGACTAAACGCGCACCCAATCGAAAGCAAGATTACGTCGGTTGGGAAAGACGAGCGCGCTATGAATGTTTCGGGTTATGTGTGGAGTGGGAAAGTCAAGATATCAGAAACCGCATATAATAAGCAAGTTGAGTTTAAGGATCAAACTCGAAACCATCTTATTCATCAAGTTACTGGATTTCGTGTCGGCGATAAAGACGCCAAAGATCGGGCAGACGACCTTCTTGATACTTTTACTTATGGTTTATCCATAGGTCTTGGTAATTGGGAGGGATTCTGATGTTTCGATCAGCCAGATTCTTTCCAACAGATAGACGTGATCCTTTAGGAGCTATTCCTGCTTATTTGGTTGCTGCTCCTACGATACGTGCTGGGAGCAATCAAAATAATCCAAATGCAGCTATTCCAATAAATATGGCAGCGGGTGCAGGACCCAGCGCAACAGTTGGGCCTATCCCAATTCGAATGGTTGCGGCTGTGGGACCTCCACCTTGGCCTATGTTTCAAGATGAGGATGAAGGAGCTATTCCAGTCTACAATTCAACCGCAGCAAATGCAATACCTGTGTGGAATGCTACAGGCACTCCGCCAGTAATACCGCCAGATGTTGATGATTTAACCTTTACTAATCAATTGCCTCTTCAGAATGATATAGAGATACTTGGAGTATGTACAGCATCCAATAATCCAACAAGTTGGACAATTGTAAGTAATACGACACCTTACCAATTAACTATTAGTCCAGGTAATGGAACATTAGTCATTTCAAATGGTTTAAGTGTTAATCCAGGTACTAATTCAATTACCGTTGCAGCAGAAAACGATGGGGGTATTGGTCTTGGAACTATAACCCTTACTTTTTTGCCTCAACCACCACCTACGCTTATTACTGCTCCGTCAATTACTCCTATTGGTCCTGTTGATGTTGGTGCAGTATTGACTATGAGTACTGGAACATGGACAAATAACCCAACATCCTTTATTTATAATTGGAGACGGAATGGTTCTGGTATTCCTGGAGCGTTGGCGAATACTTATACAACTGTTCCTGTTGATGAAGGAACAGTTATCGATGGTGTTAATCAAGCAAGGAATTCTGGGGGTGTTAGTGTAGGTGTATTAACATCTAATCAAGTTAGTGTAAATGCACCTCCACCACCAGTCATTACTCCAGCTGTATTTAATATTACTTTTCCAGTAGCTGTTTTTGATTATATTGGTCAATGCATTGCAACTAATAGTCCAACTACTTGGGCTATAATTCCATCAGGTGCCACTCCAAATGGTTTATTTAGTATTAGTAATTCTGGTGTGGTTAGTGCATCAGCATTGGCAGGAAATATAACAATTGGAACTTATACTTATGACCTCTATTGTGCTAATGCTGCGGGTACTGATCAAAGCACCTTAACAATTAATGTGACATAGGAGAGCACAATGCCATTGTATCCATTGTCCATTAGTGCAGAAAGGGCAGCCAAGTATTATAGCGTTGAAGTTATGCCACCTCCTGCTCCTCCAACCAATACTGCTGCTCCAGTGGCTAGTGTTGCTACCGGTGGAGGCGATACTGTAGGTAATACTTTATCTGTTACTAATGGTACGTGGACTGGTGGTCCTACATTTACTTATCGATGGCAGCGTAATGGAACTAATGTCGCGGGTGCTCCAGGAGCAGGTCAAACTTATACGCTTATTGCTGGAGATATAGGTTCTGGAACCACTATGACTTGCAATGTTACGGGAACAAATGCTCAAGGTAATGCTATGGCTACTTCAAATGGAATAGCTATTCCATAAGGAGACAATATGCCCCAACTACGGAAAACAGTTACCGCTGTATATGCTAAGTCATATCTTGGCATTGTTATTAATCCAAATCTTCCATTTGGAGCGGTAAGGGATGTACCTGATCCTAATGCTCCCAAAGAACTCATTTTCACTGCTCCTAAACCAAAAAGGGCAAGTGAGCCTAAGCCTGTAAGACATACGACTAGACCTAGACGCAGAAAGTAAATGGCTGATCTAATTGTAGCACCGCCCGCAATGGGCACTGCGTTTGCCAAGATAATGTCATCTGATGACATTATGCCAGGCGATGATGCGTCCTACGAATTATGCAAGTTAATTTATCTTTATCATCCACTTGGTGCACGGGTGGCAGAGAATCCAATTTCTATGGCCCAATCACAACCACGTGAGATTAAAATTAGATCGGCGCCAAGTGATGATGTCCGAGACCAATTTATGGCAGAATGGGAAAGTCTTGGAGCGGACAAGATTATCCATGCTGTTATGACTTTATCGCGCGTTTATGGTGTTTCAACGCTTGCTTTGCTTGCGCAAGGTGTTCCAGCTAATCGTCCAATTGACTATAAGGAATTATCCAAGCTTCGAATTGAATTTAACGTTCTTGATCCATTAAATACTGCTGGATCCTTGACGATGGATCAGGATCCAAATTCAATGCGATTTCAAAAACCCTTACGTGACAGTATTGCGGTTGCGGGTACTCCTTATCATCCCTCTCGTACCGTTGTGATGATGAATGATCAACCTATCTATATTGCGTGGACTTCGTCAACGTTTGGATATACAGGTCGATCATCGTATCAACGTGCGCTTTTTCCACTTAAAAGTTACATTGACACTTTAAAAATGGACGCAATGGTTGCTCGTAAAGCGGGTGTGATTATTGCCAAATTGAAGATTATTGGTCCAATTGTTAATAATATCGCGATTGCAATGGGGGCTTTGAAACGGCAATTATTGCGCGATGCTTCCACAGACAACGTGATTTCAGTTACTATAGAGGAGGCTATTGAAAGCTTGAACCTTCAAAATCTAGAAGGTCCAGCAGAAATGGCTAGAAATCATATCCTTGAGAATATTGCCTCTTCCGCAGATATGCCCTCGAAACTCCTGAATTCCCTCCCCTTTGCTGGGGGGTTTGCAGAAGGCAAGGAAGATGCAAAAGCTATTGCAAAGTATATTGATGGTGTTAGAAAGAGCATGAGCCGACTTTATGAATTTATGGACCGTGTTTGTATGTATAAAGCATGGACTCCAGAATTCTTTGAGACACAGAAACAAAAGTATCCAAAGGAGTATGAGGGAAAGGGGTATATTAAAGCGTTCTATGATTGGAAGAATACTTTTGTTGCGACATGGCCTTCGCTATTGGTCGAACCAGAATCTGAGAAGATTAAAATCTCGGATACTAAGTTTAAAGCCATTATCGCAATGCTTCAAGTTCTTTTGCCTGTGATTGATCCCGATAGCCGCATGGAATTGATCCAATGGGCTTGTGATGCTGTCACTGAAGATACCAAGATGTTTTCTGCGCCAATTGAACTTAACTGGGCCAAGCTGAAGAATTATATTCCACCTGAAGCGCAAGCAATTCTTTCTGGTCAACAAGGCGTTGAACAAGGCGAAACAGCACATTCAGGCGGTGCAGGGAAGCTTGGAGCTCCAAAGCCAGCAGCAGGTAAAGGTGGGATGCCGCCAGGAGTCGAGAAAGGACCTCAAGGGACGGTTGGACGAGCAAAGGTTAAACTATCAACAGCGGATTCTTTAACATCGGATGAAGCCTTGACACTTTTCGAAAATATCGTAGAATTAAAACGTCAAGGAGAATGATGATGGATATTATTAGTCGAAAAGAAGCTAGTGAGAAAGGATTACAATGGTACTTTACAGGAAATTTTTGTAAGGTAGGTCATACGTCTAAAAGGTATACAAATAGCCGTATATGTGTAAGATGTGCAGAGGAATATAGAAAAAAGTATTATAAGGAAAATTCGGATAAGGAAAAGAAGGTTAGTCAAATTTGGTATAGGAATAATAAGGATGTTGTGAATTCACGGTCACAAATATGGGCTAGAAATCATCCTGAAAAAATTAGAATTCAAGGACATAGGTATCGTACACGTAAAGCAGGATCAGGGGGTACTTACTTTGAAGCTGATTATTGGATGACATTAGATGCTCAACATTGGTTTTGTAATAATCCTTATTGTGAAGTTGATTTATATAAAACTGGCTGTGAAGCAGATCATATAATACCCGTGTCGCAAGGAGGAACAAGTAACATAAGTAATATTCAGGCTCTTTGTCCAGATTGTAATAAGAGAAAAGGATCTAAATCATGGGAAGAATTTTTGCGTAATGAGGCTTGTGTAAATGCCGCTTGAAGGTGGATCGTCACAAAAGATAATCTCACGGAATATATCAGAATTAGTTCATTCTGGTCGTCCGCAAGAACAAGCAGTGGCGATTGCATATGCAAAGGCACGTGGGGATGATATAGGAATTGTTAAAGCAGCAGGTATACTATTTACATCGGATCGAAATAAACATCTATTTATGTTAAGGTCTAATAAAGGAGATTTTGCGGGATATTGGGACTTGCCGGGTGGTAAATGTGGTGAGTATGAAACCCTTGAAGATTGTTCTATTCGGGAGACTTTGGAAGAGACAGGATACCGTGTGGGACGAGTGGACAGTGAATTATGCCGCCGTATCTTTGATAATGTGGACTACACAACCTACTCAAAATTCGTGGATGATGAATTCGAATGTAGACTTGACAAGGAACATTTATCTTATGGATGGTTTACTGCGGAAGAAGCAAAAACAATAAATTTACATCCAGGTATCAGTCTTGCGCTTCGCCGTCCAATTATGGATGAATTTGAAATTTCCCAAGCAATGGCACATGAGGGACTTAGTTCTCCTCAATTTGTAGAGAATTCGGTTTTCTATGTGATGCGAGCGACAGGAACAGGATTTTCGCATCGTCCATCAATTGACGAGTTTGTCTATCGTGATCCAGAAGTCTGGTTAAATCCGCGTCTTGTTGAACGTATGAGAGGAATTCCAGTAATCTGGTTCCATCCTAAAGGTGCTACTCTCAATAGTCGAGAACATCGCCGACGCGTCATTGGAACTACAGGTTATGCCTGGATTGACGGCGATCAGATCAATGTGATAGCACGAATTTACGATGAAGAGGCAATTGATGCCTTGGCTTCTAATGTTCTTTCAACCAGTCCAACAGTTGTATTTGGTGATCCAACTGAAAACACAACATTGAAGCTAAAAGACGGATCAACTTTACTTATTGAGGGCAAACCTACTTACGTCGATCATCTAGCGGTATGTCGCGTGGGCGTATGGGATAAAGGTGGACCAGTAGAAGGTATTCGATCAGACGATGCATTAGTTCGATCGGATTCTGTAGTTAGTACGATGGAAATGCAAGTGCCGCCAACGGGTTTAGCTACAACTCAAGGAGTTACAGATATGGCTGAAGAGAAGAAAGAAGACGCCGCCACTAAGTCGGATTCTGAGAAAATGATGGATGCCGTTGGCGCCATCGCCAAGTCTTGTGACGCCATGAGCAGTCGCATGGATGCTTGGGGCAAGAAAATGGACGAATGGGACGAAAAGGAGAAGAAGAAGGACGCTGCTGCGGCTGATGCAGCGAAAGCTGATGCCGCCAAAGCAGATGCCGAGAAGGAAGAGAAGGAAAAAGCCGATGCCAAGAAAGACGACGCCGCCAAGGGTGACGCTGGAAGCGTTGCCGACGCCAAAAAAGACGCTGCCAAAGACGACGCCGCCAAA